TTCATAAGACCAAAGGTGAAAAGAAACGACTTGCTAAAGCTGCTGGTCGAAGGCGACATTTGAAATCTCTTGAAAAAAGAATGGAAGAACATGGTTATTGAAGAGAAGACAACAAGAACTGCTGAAATTGAATTGGAGTCTCATGAGATAGCAACAAAAACTGTTACACCTACACATACCGTTGATTGGTATATTAAATGGGTGTCATCTGTTATTCTCATGGTCGGTATGGTTCTTGCTGCAAACAATATATTTCCTTGGAATGTTCTTGTTCAGTGTATAGGTATTGCAGGGTGGTTAATCGTTTCTATTATGTGGAATGATCGTGCATTGATGATTGTCAATGCGGTTGGAGTAGCCATTCTTTTGAATGGTTTGGTTGCACACTGGTTAAAAGGATAAATATACCTATGGCAAAAAGTATCAAAGTAAAAACTGATAATAGTGGATGGGTTGAACCTAAGAAAAAGGTTCGTAAGAAACGCAAACCTATGACTGATGAGCAGAAGGCTGCAGCAGCAGAGCGTTTAGAAAAGGCACGGCAAGTCCGTGCTGAAAAAAATCCAGATTATGGTCAGTCGGGTATTCATGAAAGTTTGCGTGATTTGCCTGATGATTATCCTATTAATCCTAAGAAGGTTAAACAATGGATTAAGACACAAAAAGAACTTGCAAGTGCAGAACGTAAAGCACACAAAGCAGGAGCTAAAGGAGCATATGCTAGGATGCTTGATCATGAGGGATATGTTAAACATATGAAGACATATCTAAGAACTGGTGATTGGGTTGATCTTTTTTATGGTGAACACCAAGAAAAGAAAATAGGAAACCGATGCATAGCACAAGCTTATTACTGGGAAGGCCCGAAAAAGGGCCAACCGAAGTTTAGTGTTGGAACTTATTATCCAATGCTAGGAACAGTATATACGAAAGAAATGTACAACGACGATAATGGAGTGGAAAATGCCGATGTGCAACCAGCAAAAACCCGAAGGAAACGTAATAAAAGGCCCGTGGAAGGCAAAGTCAAAAAAAGAGGTAAAGTTACCAGAAGATAGTATCATAGAGTTACAGGAGAACATTATGTTCTGTGATAATCTCACAGAAGCAGTTATGGTTCAAATGATACACTCTATCGGTGAGAATGGTTTTGATGTGCAAGGAGAAGACTTTTTGCGTGATATGGGATTTATAATCGAATCAGTTCGAGCATCATTGTATCGTGATTTTGATTATGTCCACCCCATGGCAAAAATAATGTCGGCCTTTACCAAGGCAGGGGAAGTATCTACAGGAAATGAAATGGTCTTGCCGGGCCTTGAAGACGAGAAAATTAATAAATTGATTGAGGAATTTGATGGCGAAGAAGAAGACCCGAAAGAACCAGCCTAAATTTGTAGAAGCATTTAGTCCTACAATAATGGAAACGAAAGTTTCTGATAGGTTTCTGGAAATCGTTAACACTGTTGGTGATGATGTTTTAAATAGTGAACAAAAGAGTGTTCAATACGATTGGTCACACAAACTTGTAGGTAAGGTTAGTAAAGAAGTACAAATTCCTGTTCGTAATGATGAGGAAAGAGTAATTCTTTTCACCACAATGAAACAAGCTTGTGTGGATTATCTAAATTATATTATTGATAAGAACAGGTCTTATGGGTGGTGGAAAATGGCTGGTCGAGAACGTAGACCAACAATGGAAAACATTCATCTAACACACAGTTGGATAGTCAGCCAGTATGCTGGTGAGTATAATCCAGCACACCATCACACAGGAGATTTTTCTGCTGTGATATATCTAAAAATTCCACCTAAGATGCAATCAGAATTTGATATTGAATTTCAAGACCACTATCCAGCCAACGGATTGATTGAATTTATGTATGGTGAAAATTGTGATATGAGAAGCGACACGATTAAGTACAAACCAGAGGTTGGTACGATGTTAGTGTTTCCATCATATCTGAAACATTTTGTGTACCCCTTCTATAGTGAAGGTGAAAGAAGGAGCATGAGCTTTAATGCTCATATGAGAGTATAATGTGGCTTGACACTTTTAATTTAAGTAAGTATAATGAAGACTGTCTTAAAGCTATTGATAAATCAGAGGTAGGTGAATATCATTTAGTTTCTGGTGCGAAAAGTAGTTATAAGGTCAGTAATGAATTTTTATTTAAGGAAGAGCTTAAACCGTTGATGATTAAAATTCAACAATGTATTAATCAATATATTGGTGGACATGAAAAACTGGAAGCTTCAGTTATATCATCCAGCTGGTTCAACATTCTAGGTAAGGGAATGAGTGTTGACCGCCACCGTCACGTTGAATCTTGGAATGACAGGGAAGGCGGTGTAGTAAGTGGTGCATATTATCCTTATGTGGATTCTGACAGTACGCCATTGATCTTCACTTTTCTAGATGGTAAGACAGTCAAAATGCCGTGTTCCAGTGGTTCACTAGTAATATTTCCAAGTTGGCTTGATCATCATACCCTCGAAAATAGGACAGACAAACGAATTACTGTCAGTTTCAATACTGTCAGAACGAGTGTGGTGCTTGAAAAGTTTCCAAATTCAATTCAAGAGGCTAAAGAAAAAATGGAAGTGTACTGATGAATAAGATAGATGAGTACAAGAAAAAAATGAACTATGATGTATGGGAGGATGTAACAAAGCTCCAAAGAAAACTTTTTCAAGATGGGATTTTAGAATACCATGCATCCAATTCATTGCCGCCCAGAAAATCTGAAGGAGATCAGGAGTGAAAGAGTTTTTATTAGTTTTGTCAATGTGGGGTCAAACCTCTACAGGCAATTGGGAATACATAGGCAATCAATATGTCAACAATACCTTGATGACAAAAGAAGTTTGCGAAGAAACAATCAAAAAAAAGAATTGGTCTGTTCATGAAACAAATCAGTTCTACGCAATAAAGTTTGATTGTTTTCATCAATCGAAAGAGATAAAATGATTTTAGTTGATATGAACCAGATTAGTCTGGCAAGTGTAATGATGCACTTGAACATGACGAAAGCTGATAAGGTAGATGAAAATATGGTTCGCCATATGATCCTTAATTCACTTCGCATGTACCGTGAGAGATTTCGTGAAGAGTATGGCGAACTAGTAATTTGCTATGACTCTAAACACTATTGGCGTAGGGATTACTTTCCCCCATACAAAAAGAACCGCAAGAAGACTAGAGATAACTCTGGTCATGATTGGGATGCTATCTTTGAGTGTCTTAACAACATCAAGGCTGAACTTATTGAGTTTATGCCGTACAAGGTTCTAGAGGTGTATGGTGCAGAGGCTGATGATATCATTGCCGCACTGTGTGGCGAGTTGGAATTTGACAATGGTAAGACGTTAATCCTGTCAGGAGATAAGGACTTTATCCAACTACATAAATATAGGAACGTTACACAATACAGTCCTATCACTAAGAAATTTGTGAATGGGATTGATCCAGATGAGTATCTATATGAACACATTTTGAAGGGTGATGTTAGTGATGGTGTTCCAAACGTTCTTTCCGTAGACAATACATTTACTGATGGACTAAGACAGAAGCCATTAGGTAAGAAGAAAATTGCAGAGTGGGCAGGCCCCATGTGCGAACAATTTTTACCAAACGACGAAGTGAGAAGAAATTATCAGAGAAACAAGACATTGATTGATCTGAACGAATCTCCGAAGGAACTGTATTTGGAATGTATCAAAGCTTACCAAGATGCTCCAGAAGGTGATCGTAGCAAACTACTAAATTACTTTATAGACAAGAGATTGAGAAATCTTATGGAATCAATAGGAGATTTTTAATATGACGCCGCTTATTTCAGAGGTCTTGAGCAAAGTTGCTAAGGCTAAGACCAAAGACCAGAAAATTAAAATTCTTAGAGAGAACAATACCGATCCTCTAAGAATGATCATAAAAGCATCATTTGACCCAAAAATTGAATGGGAGCTGCCAGAGGGCGAGGTTCCATACGAAAAAAACGATGCACCAGAAGGGACAGAACATACGAATTTGACACATGAGTCACGACTTCTGTTTCACTTCATCAAGGGTGGAAATCCGGGCCTTTCTGCTTTGCGCCGAGAGAACATGTTTATTCAGATGCTTGAGGGCCTATCCGAAGAGGAAGCAGAAATTGTTATTGCTGCCAAGGACGGTGCGCTCCATAGGAAATACAAGGGTCTGTCTGATGCAGTGGATAAGGAGGCGTTTGGTTGGACTGACGAATATATGCAACCAGAACCGACTGAAATCCTAGCAGGCCATGAACCACAATTCTAAACTTTTTTTCAGAATCCTTATGAATCAATGACTTAGACGCTACGATTTCCCTTGACAATATCATCCCCATATGCGATAATGTATATAATGATGATGAACAAGAGGTTCAGATGATTGGTGTTGAAATTACTGGTGGTTTGAAAAAAGACCGTGAACTGGCAGATGAGATTGTCTGGTGGTGCATGGATATGCTTTTACCTCGCCATCGTGTTCTGAATATTGATGTTAAGTTCACTAAAACTTTTGAGGATGGTGCCCAAGGGTTCTGTTATCAAGGTGATGATGACCGTGATTTCACGATTGAGATTGATCATCGTTTGAGCCGGACTGTTTCTAAAGAAGAGTTCATTGAGTGCATCATGCATGAAATGGTCCACGTTTGGCAGGGTGCCACTGGTCGGATCAAAGATAAGTTTCGGGGTGGATACAAGAAACTCTGTAAATGTAAAGACGGTAAGTATCGCAACTATGGTAATACTGCATATGCCAAACAGCCTTGGGAAGTTGAGGCGTATCGGATGCAGGGCCCGCTGACTGAAAAATTTATGAAAGAATATGGAGTTAAATAATGAATAACATTGACATGGTTGATATGGATATCCTCAAGGACGAGCGGTTTGACCTTGAGTGTTTCATCTATGACATGCATAAGGCGGCGTTTGGTGTCAAGGGTCGGCACTACAACTTTGATGCCATGTCAATGGATGACCTTCGCAAAGAAGCTAACCGTATTGGTGCAGCGGTAGAGGTCGCAGAGGCAGAAGAGGCACATGCTGCCGAGATTGCCATTGCTGACTTTGAAGCGTTAGTCGGTGATACCATCAACACATACGGTGCTGATGATCGTGAAACCGCTCTACGGTGGTTAACTGATGAAGAGACATTCTACGGGAAACAGGATGTTGAGCATTGGGTCTATAAACATGGTTTCTTATTTACCTCTCACGGCAGGGCTGTCGTAGAAGAGCTGGTGGATATTGTAACTTTCAAGGATATCGTATTTTGATAGGGAATGAAACACTAGCTGCTGCGATATTACTAATAGGCATTGCTCAACCAACAGCGAGTATCGCTGGCAATTCAGATAAAGTGCTTTCTGATTCTGTGGAGTGTCTTGCAAAAAATATGTACTATGAGGCAAGAAGTCAAGGAACAGCAGGGAAACTTGCTGTCTCTGCTGTGGTGCTCAATAGAGTCAATGACGAGAGATTTCCTAACTCGGTATGTGAGGTAGTATATCAAGGACCAACAAGAAAATCTTGGAAAGACCCTAGTAAGTCATATCCAATAAAAAATCGCTGCCAATTTAGTTGGTATTGTGATGGATTATCTGACGAACCTAAAAATGATCAAGCTTGGAAAAAGGCTCTTGACTTATCTAAGCTAATCATGCATAATGATATACAGTTCATTGATATAACTGATGGTGCAACACATTACCATGCTGATTATGTCAAACCAAGTTGGGCTAAAACCAAGACGAGAACCACAGAGATTGGTGATCATATTTTTTATCGTTGGGAGAAAGAATGAATATCTTTTACTTAGACCGTGACCCTGTAGTTGCCGCACAGATGATGTGTGACAAGCATGTGGTTAAGATGATACTGGAGAGTGCCCAAATGCTCTCCACTGCACACCGTGTTCTTGATGGTGAAGAATATGCTAACAAGATGGGTTTGTACAAGATGGCTCACAAGAACCATCCTAGCACCATTTGGGTGCGAACATCTGAAGACAACTATGATTGGTTATGGCAGCACATGTGCGCTCTTATGAAAGAGTATACACATCGTTATGGTAAGAGACATGCC